CGGCACCGAACAGGACTCCGTAGTCACCGAGGCGGTGCTCCTGGTGAACTCCACGGCGTGTCGCGTCGGTGTGTCGATTGGCGACGTGGCGACCTTCGACCCGCGCGACCAGGAGACCAAGAACCAGCAGAGCATCGACTCCCGCGTGGGGTACCTGGAGCGCACCCTCACCCAGGGCTGGCAGGCGGGCGACATCAAGGAGACCGCACGGTCGACGGCCCCCGAGGGCTGGCTCATGTGTAACGGCGCAGTGGTCGCCCGGGCGGACTACCCGGTGCTGTTCCAGGCTATCGGCACGACCTACAACACCGGGGGCGAGACTGGGGCCCAGTTCCGGCTCCCGAGCCGTCAGGGGCGGGTCGGCGTGGGCCGGGACGCCACACAGACCGAGTTCGACGTCCTGGGCGAGCTGGGGGGCGCGAAGACTCACACGCTGACCGCCGAACAGCTCCCGGCACACAAGCACCGCCTAGGCTCAAACTACGGCGGTAACCTCGGTTACTCCGAGGCCAGCTCGTCGACCATGTACACAGTCGGGTGGGGCCAGGTCCGAACCTCCAGCAACGACCTGACTTCGGGCACACAGGACGGCACCGTGGGCCAGGCTCACAACAACCTGTCGCCCTACATCGTGCTCAACTACCTCATCAAGACGTAAGCGTCTGGTAAACTACTCCCTGAGGAGGGAACGCAAATGGCAGAAACGAGCTGGCCGTTCTACGGCGCAGAAACCAACGAGACCCAGTTCTCCAAGTGGGCCCGTTCCCTCGCTGACTCCGGCATCGTGTCCGGTCTCGCACTCACCGCCCCCGGTGGCATGGTGGTCCGGGCGGCGCTGGGTTCCGGCCTGGTGCGTGGTGTCTTCTACGAGAACGATGCCAACAAGGACCTGGCCGTGGGTGCGGCTCCCGGCACTGCCGGTCAGACCCGGCTGGATGCCGTCGTGCTCCGGCTGGACCAGACCGCGAACTCGATCATCCTGGCGGTGAAGGCGGGCACGGCGAACACTTCCGGTGGTGCTCTCCCGGCCCTCACCCAGAACGAGACCACCTACGAGCTCCTCGTCGGCACGGTGTCGGTGGCGAACGGTGTGGCGGCTATCACCTCGGGCATGATCACCGAGCTCCGCCCCTCGACTGGTGAACGCGTCGGCATCGGCCCCAACACGCGCCAGCCCACGGCGGCGGCTTACGGAGAGGGCCTCTGGTTCGACACTACGACCAAGCAGATCGAGTACAGCGACGGGGCGACCTGGCTGAACCTGATCACGACCGACGTGATCACCGGCATCCTGGCCATCGGCAAGGGCGGCACCGGAGTGCAGACGTACAAGGCCCTCCGGGAGGCCCTGGACATCTACGTCCAGCCCGCCGCCCCGGCGCACAAGGCCGGACGCCTGTGGATTCCCGCCACGGCTCTCGCGTAAGGAGCTCCTGTGGCTTACAACGAAGGGCAGATGAGCGGGTCTTCGGACTACCGTTGCGGCATCAACGTGTACCTGGTCTCCCAGAACGCGGGCGGCAACACGTCGACCTTCTACTGGGAGGTCCGGCTCGTCATCGGTGGCACCTCGTGGTTCGCGGACAACACCGGCACGTGGTCGGCTTCGCTCGCCGGTGGCTACTACACCCAGTCGGGTAACTGGAACCTCCCGAGCGCGAACCGCTACGATGCGGTCAAGTACCTCGCCGCCGCGTACTACACCGCCGGTCACGACGCTGACGGCTTCCGCCCCGGCATGGCGAACAGTGCTTACGCGTCGGCCCCTCACTCCGCTATCGGCGCGGGTGGCTCAGGGGACGCTTGGGTGGACGCCCCGCGAATCCCCAAGACGCCAGTACAGGGCGGGTCTGCTCCGGTGGCGTCTATGCTCACGGCGAACTCGATGCGGATCACCTGGCCTGGTGCTTCGGACGACCGGGGCGCGGCCATCGACGCGTACCTCCTCCGGGTGTCGAAGAACTCGAACCCCGAGGTGGCGTACACCGACTACGGCGCAAGCGCCGGTCAGCGGCACATCGACCTCGCGGGCCTGGAACCCAACACTACCTACTACTGGTACGTCTACCCTCACAACTCGGTCGGCTACGGCAACCCGAGCCCGAAGGGCCAGGCGACCACCCTCGCCGGTGTGTACGTGTCAGACGGCACCCGTTGGGTCGCTACCAGCATCAACGGGTCTGACGGCTCGGCCTGGAGCACCCCCCTTCCGAAGATCTCGGACGGCGACTCGTGGGAGAACCCCATTGACCAGTAACCAAGGAGGTACCGTGTACCTAACTATCACCATGCCCACCATCGACGAGGTGGTCCCGGGGGCAGTCCCCGAGAACCCGACGCCGGAGCAGTCGGACGCGTACAACGCCCACTGCACCGAGCTCGTCCGGAAGGCCCTGGAGTCCTCGGAGTACGTGCGGACGCACTACCCGTTCGACCTGCCGGACGGCTCGTCGGACGACACGCTCGCACTCGACGGCGCGGGCGAGATCATCACCGTCGACGAGGGGGTCCAGTAATGTCCGCTGTCCTTTGGCCCAACGGCTCCACGACTCGCCCCCGGGTGAGCTCGCCGTACGGGTGGCGCACGCACCCCGTCACGGGTGTCCGCGACACCTTCCACTACGGCATCGACCTCGGCCACGACTGGGACGTCATCAAGGCCCCCGTCACCGGCACCGTGACCTTCGCCGGTTACAACGGTGGAGCGGGCAACGAGGTCCGAATCCGTGAGGACGGGACGGGGCACGTGTTCCGCTTGTTCCACAACAAGGCCCTTTGGGTGAGCACCGGCCAGCGGGTCTCGCAGGGGCAGGACGTGGCGGTGATGGGCACCACAGGCATGAGCACCGGTGTCCACTGCCACTTCCAGATCGAGGTCGGCGGCTCCACCGTCGAGCCCACCCAGTATGTCAACAACCGAAACGCGTCTGCCGCAGGTGGCGGAGGCTCCGCAGTACCAACCCCGCAGGAGGACGAAATGCAGTTCGACAACCAGAACCGGATCTACTGGCCCAACGGCTTCTTCAACAGCTACGACCAGGGCGTGTTCAACGCCCTCAAGTACTGGCACGACAACGGCAAGGAGCTCGCGGGCACCGAGGGCACGGTCGAGCGCGAGGTCTGGGCGGCGAACAACTGGATGCTGAACACGAGCGTTCAGGCCACGGCGGCGGCTTCGGCCAAGGCCACGGTGGAGGCGCTCAAGGCGTCGGGCATCCCGGTCGCGGTCGAGCTGGACGACGACGACATCGCGGCGCTGTCGGCTGACGTGGCCAGGAGCGTCCTGGCGGGGATTCCCAAGCCCGCCGAGTCGTTCGAGGTCACGGTCAAGCCCACCGCGTCCTGAGCCGTCAGCCGAGGGCGGGGGTCCCCAGCTCCCGCCCTCCGGCTCGTCCCCCGGAAGAAGCACCACAGCCCCATGAGCGACGGTAGCATGTCCCCCTCTCAGTTCCAGATCCTCCGCGAGGACCTCGCCGGACTCCGTACGGAGCTCCGATCCCTGGTGACCCGCGAGAGCTTTCGCGACGAACAGCGCCGAGTCGATGGTCGGTTCCAGGACTCTGACCGCCGGTCTGAGGACCGGCACAAGGAGTCGGCCAAGACCATCTCCGACCTTGAAACCGCCCTCGGCCTGGAGTCGCAGGCGCGGCAAGCAGAGCGTGCCGACGCCCTCAAGGCCCAGGTGGCGTTGAACAACGAGCGCGAGAAGGAGCGACGGGGCCGGGTGTGGCAGTGGCTCGTGTTCGCAGTGAGCCTGATCGGGGGCCCCATCGTGGGTGCTCTGATCGCGTCCGCAATTCCCGGAGGTGGCTAATGGACGAGAAGCACGACGACGCGGCCCGCGACGGTATCACGGAGGACACGGGAGGACTCTCGGGTATTCCAGGAACCTACGTGGTCTCCGAGGTCCACGAAGAGCCACGGAAGAACTCGTGGTTCTTCACCGACTCAGCAGTGGCGACAGTCCACGCTGTGCACGACACCTTGAGAGGAGGTAGACCAATGAGCATCAACCCTCAGTTCCCGACCGAGACCCCGAACGTGGCGATCTCGAACCCCAAGGTTCGTGAGCGCGTGCGTACCGTGGTCGACGTGTTCGGCGCGGCGATCTTCGTGATCGGCGCAGTGGATGTGGCGGCGGCGGGTTTCGACCTGTCCGACATCCTCATCCCGGCGGGCGCGGCGTACATCGCCGTTCGCTCGGTCTTCGGCTTCGCCGTCGACAACCGGAACACCCCCAAGGTGTAACCGCTCCCCGAGTAGGGTCGGGTAGACCCGGAGCCCCCAGTCTTCCCCAGGGCTGGGGGCTCCGGCGTACCCTAACCCGTCCGGACTTGACAACAGGTCACATGGTGTGGTTGACTTGCCAGCATGAACAGAAGAGATCTTGAGTTCCTCAAGCTCCTAGCGAAGGAGCCCGGACCGACGCCCGATGTGGTCTTCTGGACCACTGGGATAACCAACGTCCTGCCCATCCCTGACCACCACATCGACTGGTCCGACGTAGAACTGCCCGACAACCTGTGGACTTATTTCAGTTCTAGCGAGCTGGACCCCCTGTACACCGATCTGCTGACGTATGCGGCTACCACAGGCACTGGACAAGCCCACCTCACGGGAGTGATGGTCAAGGGTCGTACCCTGACCATGGCTGTCCGGTCCGCCCAGCCGAACGGCGAAATCGACGTCTACAGGATCGGCTACCACGTCGATACGAGTGCCATTAGCTTCCCTGACGGAAACTACGACGGCAAGAGCGACATTGGGTGGGCGCGGACGATGGTGAGGTCTGCAGAGGCGATGGTCTGGGCTACTATCCACGCTGACCAGTTCCCGATCCTGTGCGACACACCTCACCACAACCGAAACCAGCAAAAGTCCCTAACCAAAGCGGGCGTAAAAATCTCCGACGTCAAGGAAGTGCGGCTACGACCTACCATCCACACCCACTCGCGCTCGAAGCCCTCCGGGGAGGCCCGCGAGTACAGCCACCGCTGGGAGGTCCGGGGGCACTGGCGCAACCAGTCGTATGGACCCCGGCACTCTCTCAGGAAGTCAGTGTGGGTGGAACCTTACGTCAAGGGTCCCAAGGACAAGCCCCTCCACCGTAAGATGTCGGTCAAGGTGTTCTAGAGGAGCGCGGTGAACTGGGCGGCGGTGAGGGCCCTCATCTGCTGGTCGGTCTTCTCCGCGAGGAGCACGCGCTTGTTCGCGTCGACCGACCGTGGCGTTACGTAGTCCAGGACCGTGACCGGGCGAGTCTGCCCGATCCGGTGGACCCGTCGCATCGCCTGTTCGTTCCGGCTCGGCTTGTAGCTCTTCTCGACGAAAATGGCCATATCCGCCTGGGTGAGCGTGAGGCCCTCAGAGACTGTTTCCAGGGAGCCGACGAGGACGTCGAGCTTGCCCTCCTTGAACCGCTTCACGACCTCACCAGAGTGTCGGACACCACCATGCACGAATCCGGCCCTCGCACCCAGGCTCTCCGCAACACGGGCACACGCTTCCACCGAGTCGCGATAGTGAGCCAAGACCAGGGTTGGTTGTGACCTTGAACTCAGATCATGGCGCAGGCGCTCCAGCTTCCCCCCTCTCGGCTCGCCACTCATCGAGGCGAACCACCCGCTCGTCGTGATCCGGTCCAGCATCACGTTCCGGCTTCCCACTGTCCATGTCACTACCTCCTCGCCGTCTGGGGTTTCGGTCACCCAGTCCTTCTTGAGCTCGTTGTACATCCGCCGCTGGTCCGTATCCATCGGGGTCTCGATGAGCTCTTCGGTGAGTGGCGGTAGCTCGTCCAGCACGTCATCGCGCATACGCCGGAGGAACCGGTCTCCGAGGTTCGCGGCGGTGAACTCCAGCCAGTGTTCGCACGGATCGTTCGCGGGGCGGTTCCGGCACGCCTCGCGGTTACCGCAGGCGAGGAGCCCGCCGATCAGCTCGGCCCCCGGCTTGTCGGTGAACCTGTTAGGCGTCCGGATGAACCACTCGTTCAGCCAGCGCTGGTAGGCCCCGAAGCGGACGACGTGACCCGGGCGCGATCGAGCTTCCTCGGGGTAGAGGAGCCGCAGGAGGGTGAACACCTCGTGCGCCCAGTTCGGCATCGGGGTGCCGGTGAGGGCGACGAACTGCGACCGTGGCGAGCGCTGGGTGATGGTTTCCACCGCTTTGGTCCAGGAGGTCCCCCGGCCCTGGACGTAGTGCGCCTCGTCGAGGACTACCGCGTCCCACTGCTGGAGGTACTCGGGTTTCGGCTCGTCCATCACGCGGTTTCGGGTCCCGCGCTGGTTCAGGCCGGTGTACGCGGCTTGGGTCCACAGCTCGGGGTGGTCCGACCAGCGGGCGATCTCGTCGTCCCAGGTGCCGGAGGACAGGATCAGCTTGGGGGCGACCACGAGTACGCGGCCCCCGTCGAGGGCCTCGATGGTCTGGCGTGACTTGCCCAGTCCGGGCTCGTCGGCCAGGAGGAGCCGTCCGGCGGACCGGATGCGGTCGGTGCCCTCCTGCTGGTAGGCGTAGGGCTCGGGCCTCACGGACGCCACAGGAGCACCGCCCCGGCCAGTACGCACGCCACGGCAGACAGCACAAAGACAAACAGGGCCTGGAACCAGCCGCGCTCGGTGACCGGCGGGCGGCTCATCCGAAGGTCCAGCGGTAGGCTACCCCGATCACTAGCCCGATGACCGCGAGGAGCACGATGGGGCCCGCGACGTACATCCCGAACTTGTAGCCGAACCGGTACCCCGGCGTGGTCTTGTCGACCTCACGACGGGGCATCGGAGGGCTCCTCGGCGGTCTCCTCGGCGGCGGTCTGTAGGACGGCCACGAATGCCTCGGTCCACTTCCCGGCCTGGCGCGCGTTGGACTGTCCCTGTACGGTCCAGCCGTACACCTTCTCGATGGTCTGCATCACGTCGAGCGAGGGGAGCCGGTCGCCCGAGCGGAGTCGGGACACGCCGGACTCCGACAGGCCGAGTGCTTCCGCTACCTGACTGTTGTTCAGGGGCGGGGTTTCTGTCTGAGTCATGGGACCCAGTGTACCAGGCGCGTGACAAGCTGGCAAGCGACACGCCCGACCCTCCGTCCGTGCTTGACACCCGGTCAAGGGCGTGGTAAACTAGTCCTATGACCGATTCCCAGAACCCCCAGTTCAGCTTCCCCGCCGAGCCCGACTACAAGGGCTGGGACCGCGCGGTGGACCGCCTGGTCGACGCGCTCGACCTCGACTTCTACCCCTCCGAGGAGGCGGTCGCCCAGACTGTCGCCACGATGGAGGAATCCTACGGGCGCAAGCTCGACGTGGACAATAACGACGACTTCGGCATCGTCGAAGACGAACTCTTCGCCCTCTACCAGTAAAGGAACACGACCGTGGCTATCACCCAGAAAACCCTCAAGCAGAGCACCCACCCGTGCGGCTTCTGTTCCACCGGCGGGCGGCACGACCTCTGCCCCGGTGGCGTCCTGAACGGCAACCAGGTCGAGGTGGTCCTGTGCGGGTGCACCCAGCACGAGATCGTGCGCCGGTGCCTGGAGTGCGGGCTACGGAGCAACGCGGGGGTAGCGGAGTCGACGTGGACCTGCCTGGACCCGGAGGAATGCGAGGGACGGCGCGCGAAAGCCCGCGCGGCCTACGCCACGACCGACGTGGCCCGCGTGCTCACGAACCAGCCGGAGAAGCCCACGAGGGCCCCCGCGAAGCCCAAGACGGGCAAGTGCCTCTGCTGTGGCGAGACCACCGGAGGAGGGCTGTTCCGGCCCGGTCACGACTCCAAGTACCTGACCTCAGCGGTCACCCTGATCCGCGACGGCCAGATCTCGCTCGACGACACCCTGACCAAGTGGCACCGCGAGGGCCTCTCGGTGGCCCTCCAGGGCAAGCTCCAGAAGCGGGTCGGCGCGTGACCGGCGAACGGTACGTGGCCACTACCTCCCGGGGTGAGCCCGCCATCCGTACGCACCTCCTCGCGGAGGCCCGGGAGTGGGCGCGGCGGCTGGGCGGTCAGGTCTACGACCGCGAGACCCGAGCGGTGGTCCCCGAGTGACTCTCGCAGGGCTCCTGCTCATCGTCGCTGGCGCGGCGGTGGCGCTCACGGCCCAGTTCGCGTACAATGGACAGTGGCTCCTCGGATTTCTCCTCGCGCTCGCCGGACTGGCGCTCGCATACCACGACAGGAAGGGTGGACCTCGTGACCACTGAACAGATGGACTGGCTCGACGACGAGCGCGCAGGGCGGCACAAGACCCCCTCCGCCGCTGGGGCGCTGGAGCTGTCCAGCCCCCTGCCCCCGGGTCGGGTGCTGGGTGAGCTGGTGGAACAAGTCGAGAAGGGGGTCTACTTCATCCCCGACAAGCTCCTCCGGGAGAAGGGGGTCGACGAGCTGTGGTCGTTCACCACGGCACTGGCTCAGGAGTTCAACCGAGCGAACCCGGGAACGGTCGTCGCGGTCGAGCGGGACGTCGTACGCTCCGGCACTCGAATGGTGGTGATCCTAGGTGGTGATGCGTAACGGCAAGCCCGCGCTGGCGCAGGACTTCGGCGTCCGTTCCCGAGCCGCCGACCACCGCCGGTGGTACTTCCTGGCCATTGACCCCGGGGACGTCCACGTCGGCCTGGCCGAGTTCGAACGCGGGGTCGACGGCATCTGGTACTGCTCCTGGGCCGGGGAGATGACGCCGGACGAGTTCCTCCCCTGGTACGTCGAGGGCATCCGCCACGGACGCTGGGAGCGCATCGTCGTCGAGTCTTGGAAGCTGTTCCCGCAGGCGGCGGCGATCTACGTCGGCTCGGACATGCCCACCTCCCGCCTGATCGGCGCGATCAAGGCGCTCGCCGCGTTCTGCTCCCCCGAGGGGGCCTGGTTCGACGAGGCTCCCCGGGTGGTCTTCCAGGACCCGCAGATCAAGATTCCGACTCGTGGTGTCCTCAAGCGCCGCAAGCTCCGGAGCATCGCCAAGGTGCTCAAGGTGGCGCTGGACCACGCGTCCGACGCGGAGCTCCACGGGTACAAGTACCTGATCGACAACAAGCTGACGTTCGAGAACACGACCCAGCAAGAGGCCCGCCTCAGCAAGTCTCGTCCGGATTTGTCCCACAGTCACTACCTCTGGTAGACTGTCCCCGTCCGTACATAACAGAGAAACGAGAGAGAAGATGCCCAAGCTCGCAAACCCGCCCCGCCCGAAGGGCTGGCAGGCCCCGCCCATCGAAGAAGCCCAAGAGGGCGACGTCATCATCACCCACTCCGAGATCGACGCGTTCCGGCGGTGCCAGCTCATGTGGATGCTGGCCTACAAGGACAAGTGGCGCATCCCCGAGGGTGAGCGCGAGGACGGCCACGCCCTGACCAAGGGCTCGCTCTACCACGACGTGATGGAGATCCACTACACCGGCCTCAAGCACATCCAGGACGGCGTGTGGGGTCAGGAACAGGGACTCGACCACATCGCCCGTGGTGTGGCCGAGCTCCTCTGGCCCCAGGACGGGACCGAGCAGTCCGAGCTCCAGTCGCTCGTCTGGTGGATGTACCAGGGGTACGTCGAGAAGTACGGCAACGACTCCCAGTGGGAGATCCTCGCCGTCGAGGTCAAGTTCCAGTCGCGGCTTCGCACCCGTGACGGTAAGGCCACCAAGTACCTGCTCAAGGGCAAGCTCGACCTGGTGATCCGGGACCGCAAGACCCAGAAGATCTGGATCGTCGACCACAAGTCGGGCGCGAACCTCCCGGACCAGATGGAGCTGGACATCGCGGACCAGTTCGGCCTGTACGCCTGGCTCCTCCGCGAGGCGGGCATCACCGTGATCGGGGCGATCCACTCCGCGAACCGTACGACCCGGAACCAGGGCGACCGCCCCGAGAACCAGGACGAGAACGGCGAGCCCCTCAAGGCGTCGACCAAGAAGCAGACCCTGGACCAGCGCATGCGCCGGACCCTGCTCAACCGTGGCGACAAGGAGCTGGACTCCATCGCGGCGGACGCGCTCGCCGTGGCAGTCAACGCCTACCCGGAGGCGGCGGGGCTCAACCCCCTGCCGATCTACTCCGCGCCGAAGCCGTCGATGGGCGGGTGCAACTGGTGCGACTTCCTGGACGCACACCTCGCCGCGCGGAAGGGCCGCTCCCTCCAGCAGGCCCTCCCCGAGTTCGGCTTCGAGCAGGTCTTCGAGGAGCGCTACTGATGGAGCAGGGCAATCCGTACGACCATCCATACCTCACCGTGTGCCAGTCGGGCGCGGTGCCACGCGGGACGGGGGTGAGGTTCGGGGACAAGATCTTCCTGAACCCCGCCGACGCCGCAAAACTGAGGAGCGAGGCCATGAGCAACGACAAGTACGAGGCGACCTTCGGGCGTCAAGCTGAACCCACCAAGCGGGAGGTGCGACGAGCGGCCCGGAAGGCCCGCACCCGTCGACTGCCGCTCGCCGCGAAGATCGGAGCCGCCCTGGTGCTCGTGCTCCTCCTCGTGGTCCTGCCGGTGTCCTGTGCGGTCAACGGGGCCGCGTACGACGCGTGCATTCAGAAGATCGCCCAGGAGGACGGCCACGAGCAGGCGAAGCTCGCCCAGGCCCAGGGGGAGTGCCGATGACCCCCGTGTGTGGCGAGTGCGGCGCGCTGGTCTCCGACGAGCAGAAGCACGCCGACTGGCACAAGACCGTGGTGGTGGCGGGGCTGGCCCCCGGCGAGACCCCCGAACCGATCACAGAGGAGAGCGCCTGATGGCACGCGTACACACCACTAAGGCGAACGGACAGGCCCAGCGCAAGTGCGGGCGGTGCGGTCACGAGGTCCAGAAGGGCGAGACCTACTACTGGGCCAAGCCCGGGTTCCGTACCCGCCGCCCGGTCGTCCGGTGCGCCAAGCACCCGTTCCGCCAGTCGGAGCTGACGACCGGCGTACGGTCCGAAGCGCTCGCGGCCCAGGAGGCATGGGAGGACGGGCTGGACAGCATCGACACCTTCGAGGCGCTGGAGTCGGCCCACCAGGACCTCTCGTCGGCGCTGGAGGACTACGTGTCGACCCGGCAGGAGGCGCTCGACGCCTGGCCCAACGGGAACAGCCAGCTCGAAGAGTTCGTCTACCAGGCCGAGGCCGCGCTCGACGAGGTGGACTCGTGGTCGTGCGACTACTCCGACTCGGACGAGCCGGACGACGACGACCTCCAGGAACTCCACGAGGAGATGAGGGACGAGCCGCACTCGCGCGCCGACCTGGTGGAGCTGTGGCTCCAGGCGAAGCTCGACGAGGCCAAGTCCGAGCTGGACGACATCGTGCAAGGGCTGGACCTCTGATGCCGAAGATCCAGAAGCCCGTCCCCGGACCCCCTCCGCGCCTTCCGGAGCCCACGGAGGAGCCGGAGGGTACCGACGCCCCCATGGCGCTCGCCGTGGTCTCGGAGACCCCACCGGAGGTCGAGGAGACCCCCTCGGACACCCCGGCGGTGCTGGACACTACCCTGGGGAACACCAAGCGGCGGGCGAACAAGGCCGCGTACAGCCACGACTCGACTGTGGTGAGGCACCACGCCGACGACTACCCCACCCCGCGTGGATTCGTCGAGCCGCTCCTGGAGTTCCTCAAGCTCGACACCGAGACCCGGGTGATGGAGCCGTGCGCGGGCGGCGGTCACCTGGTGGCGGTGCTCCGGGAGTACTTCGACCACGTGTACTTCGAGGACCTGCACTACTCGGGGGTCGACTTCCTGGACGCCACAATCCCGGAGACCCCCAGCCCCGGGTGGATCATTACCAACCCCCCATACAAGCACGCGGAGGCGTTCGTCCGGCGGTCACTGCTCCACGCCGACAACGTGGCGATGCTCCTGAACTCAGCCTTCCTGGAGTCGGTCACCCGCTCCGAGGGCCTGTTCAAGGACCACCCGCCCGCCTACGTGTTCATGAACAACCGGCGGATGCGCATCGAGGGCGGCAAGTCCTCGGTGTTCGCCCACGTCTGGGTGGTCTGGCAGAAGGGCCGCACTGACACCCGGTACCGCTGGCTGGACGTGACCGGCGACAAGCAGATGCCCACTGGGCACCTGGCCTCGGTGTGGCCGGACGCGTGACCGAGCTGGACTGGTCGAACCCGGCGACGATCCCCACGACTGAGTACGTCAAGCGGAGGCCGTCGCCGGGGGAGACCCCGGACCCGAGGTACATTCAGTCCAACCTGTTCACCCTCGCGCAGATCGGCGGGGTTTACGAACTGCTGGCGC